GAGATCAGTAAGTGGCGGGATGGAGTCGCGATCCGGAGGAAGTTCGACCTGGAGGATAAGTAGTATGCCGAATAAACCACTGCGACCGTGCAAGTACCCTGGATGCCCGGAGCTGGTAGCATCCGGGTATTGTGCTGCGCATGAGCGTCCAAGAGCGTATGATCGGGATCCAAAGCGACAGCGGTTATATAGTTCATCCTGGAAAAAACGCAGATTGAATCATCTGGCAAAACATCCCTGGTGTGAGGAGTGCCTGGATAAATGTATTTATACAGAGGCGACCGATGTTCACCATGTAGTTCCGCACCGTGGGGATATAAAAATATTTTGGTCTAGTCCATTGCAGTCATTATGTCATGCCTGCCATTCCCGGATCACAGCTACGGAGGGGAAGGGGGAATCAAAAGTTCAGGTGTTAGGGAGTGGCGAGCGCGAGGGTCAGTCGCGTGAAAAAATTTCCCAATGTGGAGAATCCCAATAACATGCCAGCTCGCAAACCCAAATCCCTGATTGTACGACATGAAACGGCCGCCGAACGGAAAAAGCGCGAAGAATCGGAAGCGCGTATGAGACCGAATCGGCAGTTACCTATTTCAGCACCGGCACAAATCAAAAATATGAAGGTGGCCTCCGAAGTGTGGCGCAGAATCATGCGGGAGTACCGCTCGCTGGAGGGCGAGATTGTGACCCGGCTTGATCTCGATCTGTTGCTGGATTATTGTGTGCTGGCTGAGCAGGTGAATGAGCTGGATGGCATGCGGGCAACCTCCAGGGAGATCTACAAGAATCTGTCAAAGCTGTATAGCCAGTTTATGAAGAATGGTCAGGAGACCGATGCGGTAATGATGGCCAGCAAAGTGACTGGCGCTTTTGATGCGGTCGTGAAGCTGGATGGCCGGGTGGACCGCAAACGCGATCTGATGTTTAAGATGCGACAGCATTTATACCTCACACCACGCTCACGCGCTGGTGTGGCACCTCCTCAGAAGGAACGTGAAAAAGAAGTGGACCCAATGGAAGCATTCCTCAATGAGGTCACTGAGTATGTGAATGACGGGCAGAATGAACAATGAAACGATTTATCTTTATTCTTCTGATTCTCGTTTTGATTGCGAACCTGGCAGGAGCTGCAGCGATGTTTGATCCAAAACGTGCTGACCGGGCTGTCTGGTTTTATGAGAACTTGAAGCATACGAAGGGCAAGTTTTATGGAAAGCCTTTCGAGTTATTACCCTGGCAGAATCGTATTATCCGGGATGTGTATGGGACCATCAAAGAAGATGGCCATCGTCAATATAAATACATTTACCTGGAAGTACCAAAAAAGAATGGAAAATCAGAACTGGCAGCGGGAGCTGGTCTTTACCACTTATTTGCCGATGGTGAAAGAAATGGAGAGGTCTACGGTTGTGCGGCTGATCGTGGCCAGGCATCTATTGTTTTCGATGTGGCAGTGGATATGATTGATCAGCTACCGGCTTTGCACAAACGTGCCAAGGTGGTTGCCAGTAAGAAAAGAATCATTGATAAGATTTCCGGATCTTATTATCAAGTTCTTTCTGCAGAAGCATACACAAAGCATGGTTTGAATCCAAGCGCGGTTATTTTCGATGAGCTGCATGCCCAGCCGAATCGCGAGCTGTGGGATGTAATGACCTTTGGCGCTGGTGATGCGCGATCGCAACCGATCTGGTGGGTAATTACCACCGCCGGTGATGATCCGGATCGGGTAAGTATAGGCTGGGAACAGCATGATTATGCCATTCGAGTGCTTTCAGGTGAAATAGTGGATCCAACCTGGTACCCGGTGATTTTCTCCTACGATGGAGATGATATTTATAACCCTGATAATTGGGAGAAAGCCAATCCATCATTGGGTGTGACCATCCAGATGGAATCGGTTGAAGAAGCTGCTGAAAAAGCAAAGCAGAAGCCAGCTGATGAGCGTTTATTCCGCTGGTTGCGCTTGAATCAGTGGATTACTACGAAACTGACCACCTGGCTGCCATTGGATCACTTTGACGCGACCGTTGGTAACTGGAATCCGATGGATATGGTCGGGCTGGATTGTTATATGGGTCTTGATCTATCTTCCACCACTGACTTAACCGCTTTGGCATTGGTGTTTCCTCCGCAGAAAGATATCACTGAATGGCGTGTGATCTGGTATGCGTGGATCCCGGAAGAGGGAATGAAGGAAAGAATCGCGAAGGATCATGTTCCTTATGATCTCTGGCTGAAAGCAGGCTGGATCACTGCCACTGAAGGTGAAGTGGTGGATTACAACCTGGTGGAGGAGAAGATCCTTGATTTGGCCAATATATATAACGTGATCGAACTGGATGCTGATATGCACTTTGCATCGATGCTCATACAGCGATTAGAAAAAGCGGGTATGACCTGCGTAGATATTCCACAAACCTTCCTGAATATGACCAACCCGATCAATGAGACCGAGGTCCTGATTCGGGAGAAGAAGATCAGTCACGAAAATAACCTGGTGGCGCGGTGGTGCTTTGGGAATGCCTCAGTTGCCAAGAATGGCAATGGCAATGTGAAATTTGTTAAAGAGCACAAAGGGAAGTCAGTTGATCGAACAAAACGAATTGACCTGATGGTTGCCTGGGTGAATGCCATGAGCCGGGCGGTCAATTACACCAACAGAGGATCTGTCTATGATTCGAGGGATTTGTTAGTGCTATGAAAAAGATATTTTTAAATTTATTTGTTTTTCTCGCGGGTATGGTCCTATTTTTTATTGGTGTGTATCAAATCTATCCTCCCGCTGCCTTTGGTTTGACCGGGTTGATTTTGATGATTATCAGCACGATTGGGGAGGGTAAACGATGACAATATTAGATCGATTATTTGAGTCTCGCACGATTGAGCGGATCAATTCTCCGATTAGCTTTGCGAACCTTTCTTCTATCCTGGGGGGAACTGCCTCAGTGACCGGGAAGGTTGTAAACCCTTCAACCGCATTGCAATTAACCGCAGTTTATGCGTGTATTCGGCTGCTAAGTGAGACATTCGCTTCATTACCAGCGATTTTATATCGAAGATTGGAGCGTGGCAAGGAAAGAGCGATTGATCATCCGTTGTATTTCGTTTTGCACAACATTGCTAATAAGGAAATGACATCGGTTGAGTTCAGATCGACCATGATGGCGCATGTGCTTTTGTGGGGGCATGCCTATGCCGAAATTGTGAGGAACGCAGCTGGAGAAGTGAAAAGTTTATGGCCCATCACTCCGAATCGGGTGACTCCTTTCCGAAATTCAAGAAATGAGCTGGTTTACAAGGTGAATTTGCCAGATAACGAATTTGTTAACCTTTCAGCCAATCGAGTTTTGCATATAAGCGCGATGTTGGGTTTATCTCCCATCGCTCAGGCACGTGAAGCCCTGGGCATGTCAATGGCTGCTGAGGAATATGGGGCAAGGTTCTTTTCCAATGATTCGCGTCCAGGTGGTGTTTTGGAACACCCCGGGCATCTTTCGAAAGAAGCAGCTCAGCGATTGAGAGAATCTTTCGAGAGTTATCATGCCGGTTTAGCCAATAAGCACCGCGTTGCTGTTTTGGAAGAGGGTTTGAAATGGCAACAGATCGGGTTGGATCCACAGGATAGCCAGTTCCTGGAAACGAGAAAGTTTCAGGTGGGTGAAATTGCGCGTTTGTTTGGTGTCCCTCCCCACATGATTGGTGATACTGAGAAATCCACCAGCTGGGGAACAGGAATCGAGCAGCAGAACATTGGTTTTATCACCTATTCTTTGCGGTCCTGGATTGTGCGCTGGGAACAGGAAGTCAATAAGACACTGATTACTCAGGATGAACGCAAATTTTATTTTATTGAATTTCTGGTGGATGGTCTCCTGCGTGGAGATATCAAAAGCAGATATCAAGCCTATTCAATAGCAAGGCAAAACGGATGGATGAATGGAAATGAGATCCGTGAACTTGAAAATATGAACCCGGTTGAAGGTTTGGATGAATACCTGGTGAATGGCAACATGATCCCAGCTGATCAATCTGCAGATTCGGAGCAGGAAGAGTCGGAACCGCAACCAGAGGATCAAGAGGAGAACTAAGATGAAAATGAATAAAGAAATCAGATATATATCCTTTGATGATTTCGAGATTCGAGAGGATGAGGATAAGCAGACAAAGCTGGTCGGGTATGCTTCTGTATTCGACAAAGAGGCTGAAATATATGGCCTTTGGCGCGAAAAAGTTGCTGCTGGAGCCTATAAAAAGACGATCAAGGAAAATGATATCCGTGCGCTGTGGAATCACAACACAGACCTTGTTTTGGGTCGCAACAAGAACGGTACCTTGAGTCTGGTTGAAGATTCGAAAGGGTTGAAAGTGGAAATTAGCCCACCAGATACCCAGGCTGGTCGCGATGCGGTTACTTCCATCAAACGCGGGGATGTAAACCAGATGAGCATTGCCTTCCAGATCATCAAACAGGAATGGCAGGAAGCGACCAACAGCAAAGAATTGCCACTCAGGACCATCCGGGAAGCCAAATTATTTGAAGTTTCTCCGGTTGCTTTCCCTGCATTTGAGCAAACCAGTATTGCTGCCAGATCTGCGATTGTCTCGGAAGATGGAGAGATTGAGATCGATCCATTAGAAGAAGCCCGCCGATTGCTGCGATGTGCAGAGCGCGGGATGGAACTTACAACTGAACAGCGGGAACAACTTTCCGCTGCTGTTGAAATGTTTAAGCCGTACATTCAGGAGCCGGAGGTTGAATCTGATGAAGATGAAGCCGACCACTCCAGAACCTCGGATGAGCCAGAGCCTGATGATGGCCACTACTCAGCGATGGAAAGACAACGGTTGCTGGAATCAATAAGCCGAAAACAAGGCTTATCCCTAGATTAAAAGGAGAAAGAATGAACGCAGTTGAGTTACGCCAGCGACGCGCGAATTTATGGGAGGAAGCAAAAGGCCTCCATCGCCTGGCTGAAAAAGAAAAGCGCGAATTAAATGCCGAAGAGCGGGAACAATGGGACCGCATCAATGGCGATATCGATTCATTGAAAGCACAGATTGATCGTGAAGAAAGAATCGCTGCCATTGATAGTGAGTTTGATGAAGATCCAACCCCCATCACTAAACCTGAGATCCGCAAGGTGGAAACCCGTGGAATGAGTTTCAGTGATGATGAAGAGGATGAAAGCCCACTGCCGAAAGATAAGCAGTACAAACGAGCTTTCAATTCATACCTTCGCCAGGGTTTGGGCGGGATGAATCCGGAATTGCGCGGGGTTCTTCAACCCTATTTTGGGATGATCAGTGCACGCGCATTAGGTACCGGCTCAGCCGGTGCTGGCGGTGCAACTGTCCCGGAAGATTTTTACCGCCGGTTAATTGAAGCCATGCAGGCCTTTGGTGGCATGCGTATGGCTAACACAACCAAGATCTCCACTGCCAGTGGCGCATCGATGCCAATCCCGTTGGTGGATGACACCTACAATGAAGGTGCAATTCTCAGCGAAGGGTCAAATCTTGACACAGATGGAGCAGATCCAACCTTTGGTTCGAAAGAGCTTGGGGCTTATATGTACACCTCCAAGATGGTGCGAGTGTCGTTGCAGTTATTGCAGGACAGTGCTTTCAACCTGGAAGCCTGGTTAGCAACTGCTTTGGGCCGCCGTCTTGGTAGGATCACCAATAAGCACTTCACTGTTGGTTTAGGCACCACACAACCAGAAGGTATTCTGACCGCAGCCGCGGCTGGTGTGATCGATGCTGATGTGAGCCTTGATTATGCAGATTTGATCTCATTGGAGCACTCCGTCGATCCTGCATATCGTGCTAATGGTGCTCAGTGGATGTTCCATGACACCACATTGGCGGTTTTGAAATCTATCAAAGCCACAGAAGATGGGCGACCGATCTGGCTGCCTGGTTTGGCTGTGAATGCACCTGATACCATCCTTGGTTATCAATATGTAGTCAATCAGGCCATGCCACAAGCTGCTGCCGGTGAAAAAGCCATTTTGTTTGGTGATTTCAGTTACTACTTCATCCGCGATGTACAGGATATCCGAATCCTGCGTCTTGAAGAGAAGTTTGCTGAGTATCTGCAAGTTGGCTTCTTAGCCTTCCTCCGAACAGATGGTGTGTTTGCTGCCCCCAGTGAGATCGAAGGATCCAGCGAGATGGAAGATAACGCTTCCAGCCCGGTGAAATACCTGGAGTTCTCTGACGCGTCTGCATAGATATGAATGATAGGAGGTTGGTCTCTATGGCCAACCTCCAGAAAGCGGTAAACCAGAATGGCAAATATTCTCTCAGAAGAAGAAGCAGCTGCAATCTTACGGTGTGATGTGGATGATCCAACCATGCTGCAGCTCTTACCGCAAGTGGATGCCTACATCGAAAATGCAACCGGTGTGGATTGGGCTCCGGAAGATGATTCTTATGAGGAAGCCAGACCGGAAGCCAAAGCCGCAGCCAGAATGTTGCTGGTGCGCTGGCATGAAGATCCTGGTGGAATGGCATCCGGAAGCAGCGCGTTGGGTGTTGGTTTCAATGCAGCCATGATGCAGCTGAAAGCATTGGTTTTGGAGCTTGAAGAAGCAGCGGAAGAGGATTCAGCATGATTTTGAATGGGAAATCAATTAACCCGGGCGATTTACGCACACAAATCAGCCTGCATGAGCGCACCGTAGAAGTTTTGACCGGTGGATTTACAAAACCGGGAACTTCCAAGCTGGGTGATGTCTGGTGCCGGTGGGTGAATGCGCATGGATCCGAAGCCTGGGTGATTGCAACCAATCAATTCCGCTCGGCTGCCACGGTACTGATCCGGTATCGCGATGATATTGATACAACCTGCCTGGTAGAAAAAAGCGGGCTGTTGTTTGAGATTGTGAGCATGGATGATATCCAGAATCGGCACGAGTACATTGAATTGAAGGTGGCAAGATGGCAACCAGGGTGAAATTTGATACCAAACCAATCATCAACTATCTTGAGGATCTGGTTAAGAACGGTAAGAATATTGATCTGGTTGTGCCAAAAGCGCTCAAAGCCGGTGGAGGAGTCTTGCTGGATGGTATGAAGAAGCGGGTACGCAAAGATACCCATAACCTTGAGGAACATCTGGTCATGGATGGTCCGTATCAGGATGGAAATTACCATTTTGTTAAGGTTGGATTATCTCAAAAAGCGGATGCTGAAACTGCAAGATATGGAAATGTTCAGGAATATGGATCAAGCAGCATGCCTGCTAAATCCTACATCCGGGCAACAGAGGACCATGACCTTGGAAAAGCAAGGAAAGCGATGGTGAATGTGATCAAAGAGGAGCTGTTTGAATGACCATTTGGGAGATTGTGGATCTGGCTTTGAGTGGAATCGAGGTTCCGTATGCTGCCAATTCGATGGTGCTAAAAACTGGTGATAATTTACCGGATGTTTTCGCTGTTTACCAGCTGATTTCATCCCCGCCGGTGTTGCATGCTGAGAATTTGGAGATCATGCGATCCTACCGGATCCAGATCAGTGTTTATAGCCGGAATGGACTTTCTAACTTGCCGAATGTGACTGGATTGATGGTCGCTGCTGGTTTTTCCAGAGGACCGATCACAGAGCTGCCTTACAACGGAGAAACAGGCCATTTTGGTTTAGCGTATGAATTTATTTATACCTCGGATTCTGACGAGGAATCAGAGAGCTATTAGAAGAAGGAGATTAACATGAGTGAAGCAGTATTAGGTTATGACTCAGGAGAGTACAAACCGCGCGTTGGTTTGGATTCTATTTACATCGCTGAGATTTTGACAGATACGCTGGAGGGTTTTACGTATGACACTCCGGAATATCTGGCACCAGCGGCAGAAGCCAGCCAGCAAAGCACCATCAACTCCGAAACCATTTATGCAGATGATCAGGCATATGATACTTTCACCACAAAAGGTGAAACGAACATTACCCTGAATGTCACCAATATTCCACTGGAATTATTGGCAAAGCTAACTGGACAGGCGTACGATGAGACCAGCGGTTTGTTTTTGGAATATGGCGGGGTTCCACCTTATTTCGCGCTGCTATTCCGCAGCATGAAATCAAATGGATCTTACCGTTATTATGCATTCCTGAAATGTAAATTTGACATCCCGGATGAAGAGGCAGTCACCAAAGGCGAAACACCAGATCCCAAGATGCTGGAGATCAACGTCCATGCGATCAAAACCACATGCAAATTTGATGTGGCTGCTGGTGTGAGCGATGGCTTGAGCCGAATCATCGGTGATGAAGATATTGCAGCGTTTGATGGAAGTGATTGGTTTACATCCATTCCACTACCAGCTGTTACAGCTGAGAGCGTATAGGAGAGAATCATGCCATTAGGTACTCCAATCCAGCTTGACCTTTATGATGAAAATGATGAGGTAAAGGAAACGTTTAGCCGGGCAAGGGTGCCTGTTACGTTTGCCGAGAGAGCCATTGAGATGAGTGGCTCTCTCAAAGACGGAATGGGCATGGAACAGCTGCAATCTCTTTACGTGCTGGTTGTTGATTTCTTTGGGAATCAGTTTACCGTGGAAGATCTGCGTAATGGTGCTGATCTGGGTGAATTGGTTACTGTGATTAAAGCGATTGCAACCAGGGCAGTGGAGCTAATGCCGACTAAAGAAAACCCTACCAAACCGGGGAGTTAACCCCGGACGTTGATTCAAATCCGGTTGATGCGATCATCGATCTGAAAATTCAGTTGGTGAAAACCTTTGGATGGTCGCTGGTGGATATTGATAACACCGATCTGGAAAGTTTGATGCCTTTTATCGGGAGGTTAACCAAACAAAGCAATGAGAGAACACCTACCAAGAGGAAAACCCGGTCGCAGCGCGTTTATTGTGACAGTCCCGAAGCGAACTGGCTCTAAACAGCCAGCAAAGCCCAAACCGCCTGTTTTTGTTTTCAGGGCGCACCAGGGCAAAGAAAAAGCGTATGTGGACGCGCTCCGCAAGGCCGGATATAAACCGACCCTGGTTGAAACTGGCAATCCGAGATTTGTTCTGTATGATCTGGATTGTTTCAAACGTAGATCTGCATTAGAGCGCTTTTACAAACGCAAGGTCCCTATTTTTATGTATCCACATGCTGCCAGACCTCAGGTGGTCTGGGATGGCATGCATGAGTTATTCCCCTACACCCGCTGCAGCTTTGTGATTGCAAAAGGGCATGAAGAAGTGATGCGCCGGTATGGCTATGATTTACCGATTGAGGTGACAGGCTGGACTTATTGCGAGATCCTACCATTTGAACCGGTGAAGGAAGTGAAGAATATTCTGTTTGCTCCCATTCACCCCGCCGGTAATGGATTGATGATCGATGTGGATCGGGATCTGAATATTCAGACGTATAAAAGGCTGGTCCCCTATTGTAAAGAGAACGGGATCCAATTAAATGTAAGACACATCAAATCATTGAAAGCCAATGGACTGGATCCGGTAGGTGGTGTGAAATACATCTCTGGTGATACAAAACTTTCGATTGCTGATATTGATGCTGCTGACCTGGTGGTGGCGCATCAAACCTTTGCTTATATGGCTGTTGCCAGAGGAAAGCCGGTGGTGATGATGGGTGAGGATATTCCACCACGGACCATTCTGCCTAACGGAAAACCGATCTTTGTGAAGAGTTGGGAAAAGTATGCAGATATTCTAGCGTTTCCGCTGGATATTCTGGCTGGGGATGTGGAAAGTGTGATCACCAAGGCATGCAAGCGAAATGCAAAGGTCACTGAGTGGCGAGATCGCTTTATTGGTGAACCATTTGACCCGAAAAACTTTGTTGAGAAACTTGAAAGCTATTTGAAATGAGAGAGAACATATCACGCGGGCAACCTAAGCACCCGATTCAGACCGTGACAGTCCCAATGCATCTTGGCTATGTCAATAATACGAATCATGGAGTTGTGAGAACCAAGAAAGCTGCATTTATTTGCCTTGGTCACCAGGGAAAAGAAAATGCATATGTAATGGCATTGAGAAAAGCTGGTTATAAACGCTCGGTTGAAAATATGATGCGTGGTGTTAAGTTTGTACTGGCTGATTTGGATAATGGTTTGAGATGTAATAAATTGGATACCTTTCATCATTATCGCTTGCCGGTCTTTCTTTATCCGCATGCAGCCAGACCCCAGATTGTTTGGGATGGGATCTGGGAGCCGTGGCCACACATTAAATGCAACTTTGTTCCTGCTCCCGGTCACAAAGAAGTAATGCAACGGTATGGTTATGAATTTCCAATTGAAGTTACTGGCTGGACTTATTGCGATCTAAAACCATTCAAACCAGTTAATGAAATAAATACCATTCTTTTTGGTCCCATTCATCCATCTGCCAGGGGTTGGTTTGCTGAGGAAGATCTGGAAGCCAACAAAGCCACCTTTAAGATTTTATTGAAATACTGCCGGGAGAATCACATCAAACTAACTGTTCGATATATTCAGGACCTGAAAAAGAATGGTATTGAGCTGGTGAGCGGTGTGACTTACATTCAGGGAAGGCCGGATCTGACCATTCGGGAGATCGATCGCGCGGATGTTGTCATTGGGCACCAAACCTTTGCCTATCTTGCCATTGCCAGGGGAAAACCAACCCTGATGATGCGTGAAGATATTCCACCGCATACGGTTTACCACGGACAAACGGAATACGTTCGCAGCTGGGAAAAGTACGCGGATATTATGCAGTACCCATTGGATATCCTGGCGGGTGATCCTGCTGGTGATATTGAAAAAGCATGTAAAGGGACCAAAGAAGTGAAAGCCTGGGCTGACCGGTTCATCAATCAACCCTTTAATGCAAATCATTTTGTAGAAAGATTGGAGAGCTACTTATGAAATACAACTATCCATTTAAACGGATTGAATTCTGGAAGGATCCCACCAAGAGTGGGGCACCAGATAAACGAATCCGCAGCTGCAGGCCGGAATGGTATTTGAATATGGAATCTGTTTCAGAGCTGGTGGTCTCAACGATTGCCAAGTATGCACTGAAAAAAGATTCCATTATGGAAATCGGCTGTGGCACTGGCCGGAATCTGGTGGCATTGAAAAAGGCCGGATATAAAAAGGTGAGTGGAATTGAACTCAGTGAAAAAACCGTTGGGATTGGACAGGAGCATTTCCCGGAATATTCCAAGATCCCTGTGGTGATTGGTCCGGTTGAAAAAGTAATTGATGAAGCTCCGGATGCAGATATTATCTACACGGTCGGATTATTGATGCACCTTCCCCCAGAGCATGAATGGGTTTTTGAACGGATTGCCCAGAAAGCCAGAAAAGTGATTATGACCATTGAGGGCGAATCGCTGCGGGCTACCTCAGAGCATGCCTGGAATCGGGAATATGGATCGATCTTTGAAGCGTTGGGCTGGCAGGAAGTTGAAGTGGAAACCTGCGAGAAATACCCACCACTGCCACAAACAACGGTCAAGCGGGTATTTATCAAACCTGAGCCAGTGGAGATCCACGTGAAAGATGAGATTGAAACTGCGGAAATGATCCCGCTCGATATTGTTATGCGCGAAGTTGAAGAAGGCATTGAAGTTCTCGAATAGGAGTATCTATGGCAGACGACCTGAATCCTAAATTTGGTCTTGATGTAACTGATTTCAAAGCCGGAATGGCAGAAATAAATCGCCAGATCCGCGTGATGGAATCAGGGTTCCGTGCGTCTGCTGCTTCTTTGGGTGATTGGGGTAAAAGCGCGGATGGTTTGGAAATGCGCATCAAAGCTCTGAATGGGGAGATGGATCTGCAGAAACAAAAGGTACAGGCCATTCAGGGTGAATATGCCAAGGTTGCCAAGGAAAAGGGAGAGTATTCCAGAGCTGCCCAGGAATTGCAGATCAAATTAAACAGAGAGACTGAAACACTGGGTAAGATGCAAAACGAGCTGAGTAAATCTGAGGAAGCTCTGGATGGCATGGGTAAAGAAACCAAAGATGCCGGTGAAGCGATGGATAAGCTCGGAAACGAGAGCGAAGAAGCCGGAGATAAGATGGATAAGATGGGCAAGGTTGCCAGTGGACTGAAAGGCGCGCTGAAAGCCGGGACTGCTGCCATTGCCGGTCTGACCGTTGCTGTGGCTGGTGCTGCCGTTGCGATGGGAAAAACAGTGGTTGAAGCGTTTGGAGAGCTGGAACAAAACCTGGGTGGATCGGAGGCGGTATTTGGTCAGTATGCTGCATCCATTCAAAAGAGCGGTGAAGAAGCCTATAAGAACCTGGGTGCATCCCAATCCGATTACCTTGCCACTGCCAATAAAATGGGGGCGCTCTTCCAGGGATCCGGACTCAGCCAGGTTAGATCGCTTGAACTGACCGAAAAGGCAATGCAGCGCGCGGCCGATATGGCTTCTGTGATGGGCATCGATACACAGGTTGCTCTGGATAGTGTGGCCGGTGCTGCCAAAGGCAATTTCACTATGATGGATAACCTTGGGGTTGCCATGAATGCAACCACCGTGGAAGCCTACGCGCTTTCAAAAGGTCTTGATTTTGCCTGGAACTCCGCTACCAATGCTGAAAAGGCAGAAGTGGCCATGCAGATGTTCTTTGAAAATACGGAGCAGTATGCCGGGAATTTTGCCAAGGAAGCCTCTGAAACGATTTCAGGATCAATCGGTATGTTCAAAGCTGCCTTTGGATCCTTCATGGCCGGACTTGGTAACGAAGATGCTGATGTTGACAATCTCACCAATAACCTGGTTGATGCATTTGAAGCTGTGCTGGATAATATTGTTCCTGTTCTGGAGAATATTGTTAAAGCACTACCGACAGCAACCGCTGCCATTCTGAGTGCAATTACCACTATGCTCCCACTGTTGGTGGAGACTGCCACGACATTATTTACACAGGTCCTGGATACCGTTGTTGGTTTGCTGCCTACCTTGATTCCGGTTGCGGTGGATGCTTTGATGACGATCGTGAATGCACTCATTCAAAACTTACCGATGCTGATGAATGCCGGGATCCAGTTACTCCTGGCGTTGATTGATGGAATTTTGCCACAGCTGCCTTTGCTGATTGATATGGCGTTGAAGATGATTGTTACATTGGCCAATGGAATCGCGGAAGCACTTCCGGAATTGATGCCGATGATTGCGGAAATCATTCCACAGATCATTCTGACATTAATTGAAAACCTGCCTTTGCTGATTGATGCCGCTTTACAGCTGATCATGGCGTTGGTGGATGGATTGATTGTAGCACTGCCGATCTTGATCGAATATGTACCCGATATCATACAGGCTATATTTGACGCGTTGATTGTGGCATTGCCTTTGATAGGGGATGCAGCCGTGAAAATTGTGTTGGCATTGGTGGATGGGATAGCCAAGATGATGCCAAAGATCGGTGAGGCAGCCGGAAAGTTAATTGTCGTTCTGGGTCAAGGGATTGGAAACTTACGCTCTAAGATTCTGGAAGTCGGGGAAAATATTGTAACCGGTGTCTGGCAAGGAATTAAAGATAAACAAACATGGTTTCGGGACCAGGTGTTTGGCTTTTTCTCTGGCATTGTGAGCGGTATTAAAACAGCGCTTGGAATCAAGTCGCCCTCCACGGTTTTTGCCGGTATCGGTGAAAATCTGGCGCTGGGTCTGGGCGTTGGTTTTACCGATGCCATTTCAGGAGTAAAAAATGATATCAATGGAGTGGTCAGTGGTTTGAAGAATGTGGATATCAATGGAACATTCTCTGGCCAACCAGCCGGGATGTTGCAGCCTGCTCCTGTGTATGTGACCGTCCAGGCGAATGTTGCCCAGGGTGTGGATTATTACAGGCTGGCTCACCGCATTGGGGAAGAACTAAGCAGAAGGAGAAGGTAAATGATTCATTTATCATTTGAAATGCGCTCCGGATCAGGATCCACCAGAAAGCTAATTGATTTCACGGCATCCGGATACTTGATTCTGGACGGGTATTATCCAAACGAAAGCGATGAAGAAAGTGTGAATGATAGTTTCACATTGCTGGTGCGTGGTGATGATAGTGATGATCTGACCGATAAAATAAGAGATATAGAACTGGCGGTAAAGTTTGCCAGTGAACACAAAAGCGGTCCGGATGGCGTCTGGGTTTTGTTCGCTCCTGGAGATGGTGAAGAGACCTGGCAGAGTAGAATTTTGAGCGGAACCGTTTTACACGATTCGAGATTATCGATCCGCTGGAAACAACAAAAAGCAAGAATTCAGGTGGTGATTGAACGGAAACCTTACTGGGAGACGGTGGAGCCGGTTACTCTGACTGTTGATAATTCCGGGGGTGATGCCGGACTGACTGCCAACATTGTGAATCATGAAGATGCGGGGTCTGGCCATGATTTCTATGTGGAGATTGATAATGACCAGGTGGTTGGTGTTTTGCCTACCCCGGCGATCATCGAATATAAGAACACCACCAACGATGCAAGGACCGTAGAAAATTTATTGGTGGGGCACTTTGCTGCGAGCGAGCCGCATACACCTCCAACTGCCTCAGGATTGATACTGGAAGGAACTGGAGCAAGTGATGCCAACTGCTCGAGCGGAACTTATAAGGCTTTGTCCTGGAGCGATGAAAATGAGAGCCAGGCAGCCAGCTGGAGCCTCGCTACAATCAATTTAAGGCAGCGATATTATAAATTTGTGGCACGATTTCGCGATACTTTTGCCTACACCGATCTGTGGATGAAGATTAAACTGCTTTCTGGATCTGATATCCTGGCTGAAACCCGTTGGGCATTGATGAGCGCTTCCAAGAGCCTGCAGGTGATCGGTACGATCCAGATCCCGCCTTTCCGACATGGAAATTATATAGATATTGGATCGCTGACCGTTGGGCTGTATGAAAAACGCGCGGGGGGAGCTGGCACCGCCAATCTTGATTTTCTGGCGATGATGCCACAGGATAGCTGGAGAAAATTCGGGGCGATCTCCGGGCTGGCGTATAACGAGATACTGATGGATAACCCGGTGGAAGAAACGCTGGTAACTGCATCCGGAGCCAATTACAAAGTGACTCACATGCTGGATGAGGGTAATCCGGTGATGCTACAGCCGGGTGTGAAGAACGTGCTGTATTTTCTGCATGATTGCGATGATGGATCTGCAGCAATTGCCAGAACGGCCACAGTTGCGGTCAAGTGCCATCCACGGAGGTTATCGGTATGAAATTTGTGATGAAGCGCCGGAACTTTGATGATCTGATCATTTCGCTGAATCTGGAATTTCAGATTGAGCGTTATTCCTGGTTTACGATGGGCGGTCCCAAACAGGCCAGCATCATTGCCACGGGCAGCAAAGCGGAATTATTCGAGCTGGTGAATCACATGCGCGCGCCAGTGGAGATTTATACCGATAAGGGTGAAAAGGTCTGGTGGGGCTTTATCAATAATTTGCAGATCACTTATGG